CCTCGTCATGCCGCAAGGTGTTGACATGGCAAGCAGGCAGGTCCACAACGGCATTTCGATGCGTATCGTGCGTCAGTACGATATCAACAACGACCGTATGCCTTGCCGGATTGACGTGCTGTACGGCTTCGGAGTTATCCGTCCGCAGATGGCTGTGCGGATGTGGGGCTAAACAAAGGGGCTTCGGCCCCTTTCACCAAATTTTGAAAGGATTGAATCATGTCTCTCCCTAATGGCGCTGGTGGTTACCAAGTCGGCGACGGTAATCTTGACGAAATTATCTTTGGCAACACAGGCACTCCGGTTGCTTTGACCGGTGCGTCTGTCACTATCACCGCAGCCGATCTGGCTAACGGCGTGTGTACGATGGATCCGGGCAGCACCAGTGCGGGCACTTATGTGTTCCCGACTGGCGCGCTGCTGGACGCGGCGTATCCCAGCTTGAAGATCGGCTCGACGTTTGACTGCGCGTTCATCAACATTGGTGACGACGCAGGCAACGACGTGACGTTCACGGCAGGCGCGGGCAACACCCTTGTTGGCAACGACGTCATTCAAGACGCGCTGACCAAGACGAACAATACGTCCGGTATTTTTCGTTTCCGCAAAACGGGTGTCGCAGCGTACACGATCTTTCGTATTGCCTAAGCACTGAGGGGGCTTCGGCCCCCTTAATTGAAAGGATCGATCATGCCGAATACCAAGGCTGTCGGTGTCGCTTACAGCGATCCCGAGTTTGAAAGCGTTACCGTTACCGGCGCTGTTACTAGCGCTTCGGTTGCCGTTACCGGAGCCATCACCGGCGCAAGCGTGGTGGTGACCGGCAAACTGAGCGGCACGCAACTGGATCTGAACGCGCCTGTGACTAAGACTGCTAGCTTCACGTTAGGTGAAACTGAAAACTTTGTCATTGCCAACGGCTCTGCGGCAAACGTTACTGTGACGCTGCCGTCAGGCACTGATCAGATTGGCCGTGTTCTGTTTGTCAAGAATCTGTCGGCTTCTTTTACCCTGATCTCGGCGTCGTCTAACGTCAAACCGCGAACTTCTAACACTGCTGGCACGGCCATTTTGGCGGCGACGGCGGGTGCTTTCGCAACGCTGGTTTGCGAGGATGGCACGAACTGGGTCGTAATGGCTGGCAACTAACGGACAGCGGGGCTTCGGCCCCGCTGCATACACATGGCACTTATCTACCTGAAGCACCCGGACCACGGGGAAAAGATCGCCACGCTTGAGCTTGAAGCCGAGTATGATGAGAAGAACGGGTGGGCGCGGTATACTCCGGGCGACGAGCCGGCACCGGAGCCGGTAAACGAGCTGCGGCCGCGCCGCCGCCGGGAGAGTTCTAATGTCGACATCAGCCGGTGACATCATCAATGGTGCTCTTCGTCTTCTAGGTATGCTGGCAGAAGGCGAGACGCCGTCTGCTAACACGTCAGTTGACGCATTGCTGGCGATGAACCAGATGCTGGACAGTTGGAGTACCGAGCGTCTGGCAGTGTACGCTACCCGTGACGATGTCTTCACTTGGCCCGCGCAGACCATCAGTCGCACCTTCGGCCCAACAGGTGATTTCGTTGGCACGCGGCCTATTCTGCTGGACGACAGCACCTACTTCAAAGACACTGACAACGGTCTGTCGTACACCATCAACTTCATCAATCAGGACCAGTACAACGCCATTTCTTTGAAGACTGCGGGCAGTACATATCCGCAGGTCATGTGGACCAACATGACCTACCCTGACATTGAGATGTACCTGTTCCCGCGCCCGACCAAGAACTTGGAGTTCCATCTCATATCGGTAGAACCGCTCGCTCAACCGGCTACGCTCAACACGGTGTTGAACTTCCCGCCTGGCTATCTGCGAGCGTTTCGGTACTGCTTGGCCTGCGAGTTGGCGCCTGAGTTTGGTGTAGAGCCTTCGCCACAGGTGCAGCGGATTGCCATGACGTCTAAACGCGATCTGAAGCGAATCAACAATCCTGACGATCTGATGGCAATGCCCTATAACTTGGTTGTCCGCCGCACCGCTCGCTTCAACATCTTTACGGGCGGCTACTGATGAAAACGCCGATCCTCGGCGCCTTCTATGTCGCGCGCAGCATCAACGCTGCGAACGACCGCTGCGTCAACCTCTTTCCCGAGGTTGTCGCAGACGGCGGCAAAGAGCCTGCGTTCTTGCAACGGGCGCCAGGTCTCAAACCTATCACGCTCACCATCAGCGGCTCGCCCTCTTCTACGCTTGACAACGGTCCGATCAGGGGTCTGCATGTCTACGACGGCAAGCTGTACGCCGTAACGGCGGAATCGCCCGCCACCCTGCCCTACTCTGAGACCAAACTCTGGGAGATCGACGCCAACTACACGGCCGTCTTGCGGGGCACCGTGACGTCTGACGTCGGCACGGGCCAAGTGACGATGGCCGACAACGGCACGCAGTTGTTCTTGGCGTGCGGCGATGCGGCCGGCACCAGCTACATCTACAACAACAGCACGAACGCGTTCGCGGAGATCACAGACCCGGACTTCCCCGGCGCCTCCTCTGTCGGGTTCATTGACGGATACTTTGTCTTCAGCGAGCCAGACAGCCAAAAGTTGTGGGTGACGGAACTGCTGGACGGCACCTCGGTCGATCCGCTGGACTTTGCCAGCGCTGAGGGCGCGCCTGACAACATCTTGTCGGTGCTTGTCAGCAACCGCGAGGTATGGGTCTTTGGTACGTTTACAACTGAGGTCTGGTACAACGCGGGCGGGCCTGACTTTCCGCTTGAGCGCATCGCGGGCGCCTTTAACGAGCTTGGCTGCGCGGCGCAGTATTCAGTCCAGAAGCTTGCCAACCAAGTGTTCTGGCTTGGCCGGAACGCGCAGGGCCAAGGCATCGTCTACGTCTCGAACGGCTACATCGGCACGCGGATCAGCACGCACGCTATCGAGTACGCCATCCAAACCTACGACCGGATGGACGACGCAATCTCGATGACGTACCAGCAAGATGGTCACCAGTTCTACATCCTGACGTTTCCGTCGGCAAATCGAACTTGGGTTTACGACCTTGCGACCGGACGCTGGCACGAGCGGGCGGGCTGGGTGGCGAGCACATTTGTTCGGCACCGCGCCAACTGCATGGCGGGCTACAACGGCAAGATCATCGTTGGTGACTACCTTAACGGCAAGCTCTACGAGCTTGACCTTGAGACCTACGCTGACGACAACGACGTCCAGCGCTGGCTGCGCTCGTGGCGCGCCATACCTACCGGCCAGAACAATCTTAAACGCACGGCGCAGCACAGCTTGCAGCTCGACTGCGAATCGGGCGTCGGGCTGGTAACCGGCCAAGGGTCTAACCCAGAGGTCATGCTGCGCTGGTCAGACGATGGCGGCCACACCTGGTCGAACGAGCACTGGCGTTCAATGGGCGCCATCGGTGAAACGGGGCGGCGCGTGATCTGGCGCCGCCTTGGCATGACGTTAAAACTGCGCGACCGGGTGTACGAACTCAGTGGGACAGACCCGGTGAAGATTGCTATCATGGGCGCTGAACTGCAAGCGAGCGGGACCAATGCCTAGCCCGCAACCGTTTAGGATACCCGCGCAACGGGTGCCGCTGGTTGAAACTGAGCAGGGGTTGATGCGGCGCGAGTGGTATCGGTTCTTTAACCGCAAACCGCGCCACGGCGCGTTCTTCGACACCACCACGCAGACGGCGGCGGCGGCCGACACGGCTTACGCGGTCACGTTTAACAACACGGCGTCAACGTTTGGTATCAATCGTGGCACCCCTACTTCAAGAATTTTTGTTCCGGACACCTCAACCTACAATTTTGAGTTTTCGTTGCAGGTTGACAAAACATCCGGTTCTAACACCCAACTGTATGTTTGGCCGCGCATCAACGGCATTAACGTGCCGGACTCAGCCAGTCGTGTCCGAGTCAAAGACAACAACGATGAAAAAGTTGTGGCTTGGAATTTCATGCTTGATATGCAGGGCGGCAGTTACTTTGAGCTTATGTGGGCAGTGTCCAACACCAACGTTATACTGCTTACCGAAGCCGCCACCGCCTTTTGTCCGGCCGTCCCGTCGGCTATCCTGACCGCTTTTGAGGTGTCGCTATGAGCACCAATTTATCCTCTGTTCCAAAGCTTCAGTTCTTCGACAACAACGGCAATCCATTGGTGGGCGGCAAACTGTTTACCTACGCCGCAGGCACAACCACGCCGCTAGCGACCTACACGGACTCAACCGGAGTTACGCCCAACACCAACCCGATCATCTTGGACTCGCGCGGTGAGGCGAACGTTTGGCTGGACGCAACGCAGTACAAGTTCGAATTGAAGACGTCGGCTGACGCGCTAATCTGGACGGTTGACAACATCAGCAACGCGCTGAACTTGTCGCAGTTGTTGGCAAGTAGCGGCAGCGCCGCCAGTCCGCCGTACACGTTCGCAGCAGACACGACGACGGGCATGTTCTTGGCTGCGGCTGGCCAGATCGGGCTGTCGGCCAATGGCACGCCGGTGCTGCGGTCGACTGACACGCAGATGATCATTGGTCAATCAGGCGGCGCCGATGATGTCGACGTTACGCATTTTGGTGACACGGCGCAAACTGGCAACTGGACGCTGACGGGCGACGTCAACGTCACCGGCGCTGCCGTGTTCAATGAGGCAGGCGCTGACAAGGACTTTCGCGTTGAAGGTGATACAGATGCCAACCTGCTGTTTGTTGATGCGTCGACTGATCGTGTGGGGGTTGGCACCAACGCGCCGGCGCACACGTTAGACGTTAACGTCGCGTCAGCCTCGTTCCGGG